AAATTTCAAAACTTTTCGGTCTGTACGCCAACCCGAAACACCCCCCTATAGGAGTCCCAACCTCCTAGCTGTGGCATAATAAATTTGTGGGTAAGGTGTTAGCGACCTTAAGTGATGTTCCTTGGCAGGCTTCGCAGCTTAGAACCCGTGCTTTATCGGGGACCCACTCGAATAAAGTATGTTGCAAAACAAAAGCAATCTAATATATACTCGCTGCATTGGAGCCACAAACCGCTGCCTAGAGACAATGCCAATCACTATTACTCCTGAGACAGGTATTCCACTACCCTTTGACACCACGCCTGAAGAGCTGGTCGAGTTCAGAGATCGTGCGAAGACGGCAGTAGAAACCCTAAGAGCGCTTATTGACGCCGGTGGGGAAGTCGATATAGATGATGACGACAGGCATACAGCACGTAAAGCTCTAGTTGGCGGAAGCATTAAAATAAAAGAAGATAATGCAGGTGCATTACTGCACTTAGAAGCCATTTTGTCTGAGTACGACCGCGAGATACTAAACGCCTCTACTCGACTGCGCACATACGTCACCAATAAGCTGTTGCTAGAAACAGCCGACCCAGATCCCAAAGTACGACTCAAAGCCCTTGAACTGCTAGGCAAGACCGCCAACGTCGGTGCCTTTTCAGAACGTCTCGAAGTTAACATCAACCACCGCACAGTTGACCAGATTGATAGCGAGTTGGAACAGTTGCTTGAGAAGTACATGGGGCACGTCGAAGTGGTTAAGCCCCAGACGGCTGATGAGTTGGATTCGCTATTGGATATGGATGACGAAGAACTAGGCATCACTGACTTAGTTCCTAATGATGCGACAGACGAGATAGAGGAGGATGACGATGTTAGATTCGCAGAGACTAGATCAACTCAAAGCGATTAAAGATCAGCTTCCTGCCGACATCCGAGCAAAGATCGGACAACTTCTGGCAGAGCGCGATACGCTCCAAGTTACGACAAAAGCCAAAACCGACTTCATGACGTTCGTTAATCACGTCTGGCCTAATTTTATTCACGGTGCCCATCACGCTAAGATGGCTGCGGCGTTCGAGAGAGTAGCTAGAGGGGAAGTAAAACGCCTGATTATCAACATGCCACCTCGTCATACAAAAAGTGAGTTTGCGTCATACCTGCTCCCGGCTTGGTTTCTAGGTAATTTCCCCGGAAAGAAAGTCATTCAGACCTCCCACACAGCAGAGCTGGCAGTGGGTTTTGGTCGTAAAGTGAGGAACTTAGTCGATGCGGATGCTTATACAGACGTTTTTAAAGACGTATCGCTACAATCTGACTCTAAAGCTGCTGGTCGATGGGCCACCAACAAGGGCGGGGAGTATTTCGCTATTGGTGTGGGCGGTGCGGTTACGGGTAAAGGTGCTGATCTACTCATTATTGACGACCCTCACTCAGAACAAGAGGCGACCCTAGCTGAAACAAACCCCGAGGTCTACGACAAAACCTACGAATGGTACACATCAGGGCCTCGACAGCGACTACAACCGGGTGGGTCTATCGTTGTTGTGATGACAAGATGGTCCAAAAAGGACCTAACAGGGCAAGTGCTCAAAGCAGCAGCCCAAAGAAGTGGTGAAGAGTGGGAAGTAATCGAGTTTCCTGCCATTTTACCGTCGGGAAGTCCACTGTGGCCTGAGTTTTGGTCGTTTGCCGAGCTAGAAGCCCTTCGTGAAGAACTGCCTAACGGCAAGTGGATGGCTCAGTACATGCAGCAACCGACATCAGACGTGTCGGCTATCGTTAAACGGGAGTGGTGGAAGTTGTGGGAGCATGATGACCCACCTCACTGTGAATTTTCAATACAGTCTTGGGATACCGCGTTCTTAAAGCACCAACGGGCTGACTATTCTGCGTGTACGACGTGGGGGGTGTTCTACCAGCCTGACGAAAATGGTATGGAACAAGCTAATATCATCTTACTTAACTCGTTTAAGCGACGTATGGAGTTTCCAGAACTTAAACGCGTGGCCTACGAGCAGTATATGGACTGGGAGCCTGACTCACTGATTGTTGAGGCTAAAGCCGCAGGTGCGCCTCTGGTGTTTGAGCTTCGTGCCATGGGTATACCGGTTCAGGAATACACGCCAAGTAAAGGTAACGACAAGATTGCGCGGTTAAACTCAGTAGCAGACTTGTTTGCCTCGGGGCGAGTATGGGTGCCTAATAGACGGTGGGCTGAAGAGCTGGTGGAAGAGGTAGCGTCGTTTCCGTCGGGCGAGCATGACGATTTGGTTGACTCTATGTCGCAAGCATTGATGCGATTTAGACGGGGTGGATTCATACGGCTGGCTTCTGACTACGAAGATGAGCCTAAAAACTTTCGCCGCAGAGCAGCCGCCTACTACTAAGGACATTACTAAATGAAAGACGAACTTACAGAGTTTATGCACTGGTGGCGAAACACTAGAGAAATAAATATAAACCCGTATGAGGACCGAGTGGTCCATGCTGGTGATACCGCTGGGGTAACGCTTTACAGAAAAGGCGAGTATCAGGTTGAGATGTTTATAGTTCAGCCCAACTCGATAATAATCCCTCACATACACCCCAATGTGGACAGCTATGAAGATTACATTGCTGGGGATATAGATTTTGTACTGGAAGGCACGCTATACAACTATATGAACGATGGCAGTGGGGACTATTCAAACATTGACAAAAACTATTTAACCGTAAACGAACCTTTAAGGGTTCATCCAAACTCTTGGCACGGCGGTATGTTTGGAAAACGCGGGGGCACTTTTATCTCTATTCAGAGATGGTTAAACGGAGTGGCTCCAAAGTTTGTCGGAAACGACTGGGTAGCTAAAGACGACACCGCCTCTTACAACGAAAGCACTGAAAAGTTAAAGGAAAGGATAAGACATGGCAACTAACATTGATAAAGCACTAAATCAAGCCCCGCTAGGATTAAACGAAGAAGATCTGATGGGCATGATGGGTGAACCAGACATTGAGATTGAGATCGAAGATCCAGAAAGTGTTTCTATTACCACAGATGGTATGGAGATTACGCTTATCCCTGAAGAGGGGGACGAGGCAGACTTCGACGCTAACCTAGCAGATTTTGTTTCTGAGGATGACTTAGTAGAGCTAGCCAGCGACATTATTTCTGAGTACGAAGAAGACGTTAACGCTCGCCGTGATTGGATGCAGACTTATGTAGACGGTCTTGAATTGCTGGGTATGCAAATTGAAGAGCGCTCGGAGCCTTGGCCCGGTGCGTGCGGGGTGTATCACCCCCTGCTGTCTGAAGCGTTGGTTAAGTTCCAAGCCGAGACAATGATGGAAACGTTTCCGGCGCAAGGCCCTGTTAAGACGCAAATTATTGGTCAAGAAACTCGGGACAAAGAACAAGCCTCGTTACGTGTAAAGAACGACATGAACTACGAGCTGACCGAACGTATGGTGGAGTACCGCCCTGAGCATGAGCGCATGTTGTGGGGCTTGGGCTTGTCGGGTAATGCGTTCAAGAAAGTGTATTTTGACCCATCACTAGACCGTCAAGTGTCTATGTATGTTACGGCTGAAGATATTGTGGTGCCCTATGGCGCGAGTAATCTAGAGACAGCCGAGCGCGTAACACACGTGATGCGTAAGACAGCTAATGATATGCGCAAGCTCCAAGTTAGTGGGTTCTACCGAGATGTCGAGCTAGGTGATCCAACAGATACATTCGATGAGATCGAGAAGAAGATCGCTGAGAAGATGGGGTTCCGAGCAACAACGGACGATCGCTACAAGATCCTAGAAGTGCACATCAACTTAGACCTGCCCGGCTATGAAGATGAGATTGACGACAAGCCTACGGGCATAGCGTTGCCTTATGTAGTTACTATTGATAAATCCTCAGAGACTGTCTTAGCAATTCGGCGCAACTGGAACCAAGACGACCGGAACAAACAAAAACGCAACCATTTCGTACATTACCCATATGTGCCGGGATTTGGCTTCTATGCGTTTGGACTGATCCACTTAATTGGCGCGTTTGCTAAGTCAGGTACATCACTGATCCGACAATTAGTTGATGCGGGTACGCTGTCTAACTTGCCCGGCGGTTTTAAAACAAAGGGTATGCGGATCAAGGGTGATGACACTCCAATCGGTCCCGGCGAGTTTAGAGATGTAGATGTGGCTAGCGGGACTATGCGCGACAATATCATGCCACTGCCCTATAAAGAGCCTAGCCAAGTGTTGTTTGCGCTGTTGGGTACAATTGTCGATGAGGGACGTCGGTTCGCTAGCGCGGCTGATTTAAAAGTGTCTGACATGTCAGCACAGTCCCCAGTTGGTACGACGTTAGCTATTTTGGAACGTACCCTTAAAGTAATGTCGGCGGTGCAAGCACGTATCCACTATTCGATGAAACAAGAGTTTCGATTACTTAAGAAGATCATTCGGGATCACACCGATGATTCATACAGTTACGAGCCGGTAGGAGAAACCCCTAGAGCTAAGCGGGCGGACTATGACATGGTAGAAGTTATACCTGTATCTGACCCAAATGCTGCCACGATGTCTCAAAAAGTAGTACAGTATCAAGCAGTCCTCCAGTTGGCCCAGACAGCACCTCAACTCTACGACCTACCCTACCTCCATCGTCAAATGCTGGAGGTACTAGGAATCAAGAATGCAGCTAAGCTGGTGCCAGTGGAGGACGACTATAAACCACGAGATCCTGTTTCAGAGAACATGGACTTGATTAACAGCAAGCCTGTTAAAGCGTTTATCTATCAAGATCACGAAGCCCACATCGCTGTTCACATGGCAGCGGCCCAAGATCCCAAGATGCAACAAATGGTTGGTCAAAGCCCCAATGCGCAGGCTATGGGTGCAGCGTTTGCCGCACACGTACAAGAACACTTGGCTTTCCAATACCGTAAAGAGATTGAAGAAGCTGCTGGTGTGCCATATCCCGGTCCTGATGCTGAGATGGATGAAGCTACTGAACTTGAGATTTCTCGACTTGCTGCCGCCGCCGCTGACAAAGTCTTACAGAAAAACAAGACTGAAATGCAGGCTAAACAAGCTCAACAAGCTCAAAACGATCCAATTGTGCAGATGCAACAGATGGAACTTCAGATTAAACAGAAAGAAGTTGAGATCAAAGAGAAGCAGTTGGCTATTACTGCCGCTGAAAAAGCGGATCGTATTGCCGTCGAGCGGGAGCGTATCGCAGCGCAACAACAGATTGCTGGCTTACAGACTGGGGCTAAGTTAGCTGTTAACGAAGCTGAACTTTCTGCATCACAACAGGAAGCTGGTGTGCGACTGGGTATGGACATCGGTAGAGAGTTAACTAAGAGCACGATTGACGCAGAGCGTGTAGAAGTTGAAAAGGCGCGTATAGCCCAACAAGCCCAACAAGCTATGCAACAACGCCCGCAACCTCCAAAGGAAAGTGAATGAACGCTGACTTATTAAGGTATCTCACAACTAAGCTCCAAGAAGAGCAAGAGATACTTTCTACAGATCTTGGCCTAGGTAGGGCTAAGGACCACGGTGAGTACAAATATACC